GAACGTATGCATCAATTTTAGCCATTATCTTCTACCATCTGGTTGTACATCTAAACGTAAGGTTCCATAACGCCAAGATTGATCCACTGCATCATTTTCAATTTGTAAACTTACTAATCTCCCTCTTACTCTTGTATCTACTTTATCTGTAGAAGAGCTAATCGTAAAGGGCCCTGTTACCGAAGGAAGCGTATTAGAGCTAGATGCCGTATTACTTGGGTAATCACTAAAAAATAAAGTTACTTTTGCATCTCCCGTTAATAATTTAAAGTCTGGAATAAAACGTCTTACTTTTAATAAAAATTCTGCATCACCTTGATCATGCATACTATAATCTCCGGATCTAATAAAAGAAGATATAGCATTAGTTGCTCCTGTATATGTTAATTCATTAATCCCTGTTTCATGTTCATAGTAAATAGAAGAACCTACAAAATAATTAGAATTAACATCTGTAGTTAATCCTTGCACTACAGGAAACGTTCCAGCAGCAGCTCTTGTGTATTGAGTTGCTTGCGGGTTAGAATAAACTGCACTATCTGCATATGTAGATCTAGCTAAGGTACCGGTAACCCAAGTCTGTTCTTCATAATTATAAGTTACCACTCTATTTATTTGAGAAGAAGTTTTACTAGGATAAAACCAGTTAATTTCTGAATACAATGTATTATGAGAAGAGTAAACAATTTCACCAGCATCATAATTAAGACCAACCGTATTGTTGTTATTGTTAAATACGAAATCTTCTACTAAACAAGGAATAGATTTAACGGTACCATCATAAGCAAAAAACCCACCTTCATTGGACATCCAATAGGTAATACCATTAGAATAAGTAATAGCATGTTTTCCTATTAAACCACAATTACTTCCCACTTGACGTAAAGAAAATACATAAGGAGGTCCTACAAATTGTAATGCAAATGCAGCGGTATCGGTTAATACCAACATATAATCTTTTGCATTAATTGCTCCTATAATCTTGCTTCCTGCATCTAGCTGAAATGTTCCTGCTGTATTGGTAGCGGTTGGTTCGTATACTTGTGGATCTTCTTGATTTGAAAAACGAATAAACATTCTGTTATAAGTAGCAGTAGATCCAATAGTAGTTTCTGTTCCCATATGAAACAAATGTCTATCTCTATCGGATACAATCGTCATGTATGATGTAGTAGGAGCTCCTGTTAAAACAGTTGCTCTTGTGTCTAATGCTGCTCCTGATAATGCGATAGGATTCCAAGTAAATGTTTTCCCCGCTTGAACGGTTGCAACTAATTGTTGTCCATAATTATCTAGTGACCAGCTTCCAGCTTCAATGGTTACATCGCTCGCAGATCTTTCTGTTCCCCAAGTATCAAATCCCCAAGTTAATACTCCCCATCCATATCCATAGGTTTCAATAGCTGGGCCAATAAATACATAAGGAAGTAAATCTAAAGAGCCATCATTGGTTGCACCTGTTCCTGTTTCTACAGTAGGCATTGTAATTGTAAAAGAAGTAGTTGTTGGAATTGTTTTAATTTCAAATACTACATCATCAAAATCAGAAGCAGTGTAATCAGTATCCGGTGAAGTAAATGAACCTGCATTTTCAAATGTAATAAAATCTCCTATTGCTAAATCATGTGAAGAGGGAGAAGTAATCGTAACTGTTGCTGAACCATTAGTAGTAGTTATATCGCAACCTGTTTGAGATTTGGTTGTATCAATAGGAGTAATATCATAAAACTCACCTTCATAATAAACTATTAATAGTTTATTAGTTCCAATAGCTGCGTATCTTCTTCCTTCTAAATCGCTCCAGGTATGCTGAGCTCTTGCTGCTCCAATTAAAGTACTACTAACTAAAGATTGCCAACCACCTATTTTTTCAGGTAATCCATAACGAAAACGTACATTATCCCCATCGATCCACTGTCCTTCAGCCCCTGATGCGGTAAATTGTTTATTAAAGCCTGGTTTTATGTTTAAAAGTTTTAATGGCATATTGTATGTATACAATACTTTACATAAATAATAAATATAATTATCTAGTAAAATGTAGGTTAAAAGCCACTGATATCCTAGATTCATTAGATAAATTTGGTTCCACAGAATGTAAGAAATTAGAGGGGAAAATAATTAATAAATTATTTTCAGGTTCAATTTCATAAGAAGTGTAGGAATCAGAATTTTGAAAAAAATTATATAGGTTAATATATTGATAAGTAAGGTCGTTGCGACTGAATTTTATGCTTCCACTGTTTGTTGGAACATTAACATAATACACTCCAGAAAAATGACAATCAGGATGTACATGAGGAGTATTATAATTATCTTTTAAATTTTCATTAATCCAATAATCCTGAAAATTTATTTTTACATTTTTTAAAGAATAATGTTTATTTAAAAATTTAATAGAAGTATGTAATAAAAAATTAGCTATTTCTTTGTTATTTCCTTTTGATTGAAAACCTCCTACATTAGATATTATTCTACCTTGATTATTATTTTTATTATCGTGTAATTCTTCTAAAATTAAATTATTAATATATTTATTTTCTTCTTTCTCAATTATAATTGAATTAGAGAAAATTATTTTTTTACCCATTTAAACTTGATAAGTTATATTTATATTTAACCTTACCTTTGTATCTGTTTGTGAAACAGCTTGATGCGGTATTTCTCCATCAAAAAATAAAGCTGTATTAGCAATAGAGTCTACTTTAATCTTACCATCTAATAAAGTATATCCATTATTAGTATTAACATAATATAAACATACTTTGTGCTTAAACTCATGATCCACATGTTTTTCTGAATGAAAATTTTCATTTTCTTTTACAAATAAATTACATTTGGATCTTAATATAGTTTTATGGTCTATCTTCTCTTCTAACGGAATATGAATAGACGGATGAAAACTAGAATTTATCATAGAGTCTAATATAAGCATATGAGTAAAATAAAATCTTTTGTTGTCTTCATCAGTGGCAATAGAATCAATGTAATGCCATGGAAAATTATTACTGGTCATTATAGAATATATTTTATTACACATATCTGGATGTAAGAAATCTTTAACAACTTTATAATTCATTTTTTATATACCAACTAAAGGATAGGTTATTTATAAGTTCATTAATATCTATATGACCTTTTTTATTAGATTGAAAATAATCCATTAATTCTTCATAATCAAAAACTACCCAACCCTGATCTGTTTTAAATACAACTTTATCTGCTTTTGCTCCATGGAATAAAGGTTTAGCTAAATCGTATGTTTCATGTTTAGTCATATTTCTAACGTCAAATTTACATTTCATATTTGAACATTTACTTAAAACACCTTCTATATGCCAACCTTCCTTTAATTCATTTTCTTTTGGATAAGCTATTTCGTTTAGTAAAGTAGAAAATTCTTTTACTATTTGAGTAATCATTAAAAATAATTAAAGTTAATATTTATTCTACTTTTGGCATTACTAGTTGATGTACTACTATGTGGTTTATCTGCTTCAAAAAACAATATTCTATTTTCTACAGAATCAATTTTTTTACCATTTTCTAATATAGTTCCTCCATCACATGTATTAATGTAAAATAAAGCTCCTTTGTGTGTATAGGAATAATCACAATGAGGTTTGTGTACTCTAACTTTTTCTGTTCTAGGGTAGTTATTACACTTAATTCTAATTAAAGCTTTTGGCTTTATTATGTTTAATAGTGGCTTAACTATATTAAAAAAACTACTGTATCCTACTCCTAACTCCACATCATATAGACCATGAGTAAAATAACAATCTAGATCTTCCATATCGTGATCCCCGTTTATTATAGCTTGATAATACCAAGGAAAATCCCAAGACATTAAAAATGTTTGTAATCTTGCAAATTCTTCTTTTTCTAAAAAATTATCTATTACTTTATATTTTATATTCTTTGACATTCTGCTCCATGAAATCTACATTTAGATTCCGTACCAACCAATCTATCAAAAAAATATATTAAAGTTAATCTATCTTCTTTAATATTATCTTCAATAAAACCATGTGCTCCGTGGCTTTGGTAAGAATCAAATATAATTATTCTATTGAATTTGGATTTAATTTTTATAGATTCATTATACTCTTTATTGTTTTCTAATAAATAATCTTTTTCTTTTTCTAACTTAACATCTTTATATCCTTTTTTCTTTTCTTCTAAATTTGCAGTAATGGGATAACTACCTATTGTATCGAAAATGGATGTTCCACATTCAGTATGTTTAGACAAATAAACTATAGCCGTGAATTCATAAGGTATATCCCTATGTATCCATCCCTGATTAGGATATTTTTTTGATATTCTTTGAAAATAAGCTCTGGCTGTAAACTGCAAGTTATCCCAATTATTAGGAAACATTAAAGCTAATATTTTTTCCGCTGTAAAAGAAAAAAATCCATAATCTATTTCATGTAAAAGTTGTGTTCTTTCTCCAGGGTATCTTCCTTGATCGTCTTTAGAATAGGAAAAAGTTTTAGATAAAGAAACCACTTTTTCAGGTTCTTTGTAAAAATTATCGTATATCATTGTAGGAATTAACATCCGTCACCTACATATTCAAATTTAATATTTCCAGCTATACTTTTGGTTCCAGAACTAGGCAATACATAATGTTCTAAAAAACTTGGAAAAATAATCATTTGTCCTTCTTTTAACAAAGGTTTAAAACCTGTTTTATAAATAGATTCATCATTTTCCCAACAATACTCTGAAATATTTCTATGGGGAGCTACAAAAACTGTATTACTATTGTCTTTTAATTTTTTATAAATAATAAAAGAAAAATTAGATTTTATATGAATATGCGGTTCTTGAAAATCTTTTTGTTTATATAAATTTTCCCAAATACCAATAAGTTCAATTTTAAAATTAGCTTTAATATAAGGATCCAAAATAGCTATAATAGTATCAGCTATATATCCTAAACTATCTTCTGTAAAAAAATTTTCTTTTTTATTATGTGTAGATAAAGTTCTAGAATGCCATGTTTTCTCATATTCTAACTCTTTACTATATTTGATTTTTTTTAAATCTATATTTCCTATAAAAACAGGAATAGAAAATAAATCTATTTTCATGGTTTTTTAAACTCCGCAGGAAGACCTATATGTCTTCTAGTATCATAAATAGTGTCTATTGCATCTTTTGTATTTACATCTTTGTAATGTAAAAAAACTTGTCCACATTTTTCTCCAGTAAAAGGTTCTCTCCAATGTTCTAGTTCTATTCCTTTATAGATAAGCATACCACCTGGCTTAGGAGTTATTTTAACTTTTTTCTTTCCTTTTAAATAAATAGGCCATTCATCTCCTCCTAAATTTATAGTAGTAGATATTTCACAGTTTTCTCTATCTTTATGTTTATATAGATCAGCTCCTTTTTCATATAATCTTGCGTAACTATAATTAGGCACTAATCTTAACCCCGTGTGTTCTTCTAATTTTTGCTGTACCATCATTAGTAAAGTATCAAAAGCAACATCTCCATATATAGAGTATGTATTAGGGCACATAGGATCTCCCATAACCCCACAAATTTTTTGGTTTTTATTGAAATACCCTGTTGCAAGTAACGTTTCAAAACTTAATTTTTTAATCACAAGATAGTTATATAGGAATAAACTCACCTCTTTAGGAAAGGCATCTTCTATATACACATATTTATTTTTTATAAAATCCATTTTATTTTTCTATAAAAGTATAAACTATAACTCTTCTTATTCCTTTCGTAGGATATTTTTGAGCATGGAACAAATTTTTAAAATAAAGTCCAGCAAATTTTTTACAAGGTATAGAATATATTAATTTTTTATTATCGTCAAATAAATCTGTTGGACAATCTTCTCTATCATCTAAATATAATAGAAATACACTATGTTCTTTTTCTTCGTCCTTATGTATTATTCCATTTCTTACTTTATCTGCAAAAGTTAAATTAACACAACATCTGACCATCTCTTTTATTTGTATGTCATGTTTTTTACAAAAAACATTTAAATAATTTAAAAAATATTCTGCATACATAGAATTATATACAGGTTCATCTTTTAATCTATGTTCAGGTCTTTTAACTGCAGTATGATATAAAAGTTTAACTTCATCATCTACTGTAGAATGATTACTTAAAAAATAAGGAAAACTATTATTAGATATTACTATATCTTCTATTTGTTTTTTATCATTTAATGATAGAAAATTATCGTCGAATACATACATAAATTACGCAAATGGATAACCACAATTCCAAACAACTAAAGTATTTCTATTTCCTTTTGTGACAGGAGTTACTTTATGCCATAAAAAAGAAGGAAACACTACTATAGTTCCTTTTTGCCTTGCTTCTAAACAAACCTCAGCAGAATGCATGTCTCTTTTTTCTGGGTTATACATTCTTGTATCAAAAACTAAATCTCCGCCTTTAAATTTTTTTCCATCAGTTAGTTGAACTACAGCGGAAACTTTTCTTGTTAAACCAAATAATTCAGGTTGATTAATATTAGAATAAACAGGAAAAGAATCTTGATGCCAGTCGTAATGCTGTTCTTTATTGTAAATGGTAAATTGCATTGATTCAGTTTTAAAATAATTAAAATTCCAAGAAGCGTTTTTATTTGCTGCATCAATAAAAGGACCTATTTTTTCATAAATCCAACCGTCTGTTAACCAAACAATATTAGAATTTCTTACTTTTTTATTGTCTATGACTTTGGTACCTTCGTCTCCAATTTTAGCGACTTGTTTTTTTTGTTTAGATGCTTCTTCTATTATCTTATCGCAAAAATCTTCTGGTATCGCTTTTGGAAAAACCCACCAATAGTATTTTAAGTTCATCGTCTGTATGTATATGTATTTGTAATCAGTAATGTATCTTCGTCTGCTTTTATATAATAATTCATATCTGAATCCCACATAACAAATTTTCTTTCTTCTATTGGAACAGACCAAATACAAGATTTTTCTCTATGGTTATCGTATTCAAAATTAATAGTTGCGTTTCCTTTTAAACACATACATCCTACAAAATCAGGCGAATTAAGTATATCTAACTTATTTAAATGATTTCTTGTAATAGAATTGGTGTCTTTTTTTATATGAGATCCATACTTAGATGCAAACTCTAACGTTCTACTATCTATTTTTCTAAACCTATCTCTAACATAATCATCTATCCAAATATGGATTCTATTGTCAGATACATTTATGTCATAATGATGATTAAACTTAAATTGTTTATGTTCATCCTCTAATAACTGTTTTGTTATTTCTTTATAATCAATTCTGTTTAAATCAGGGATATGTTCCCACCAAAAATTATAACTAACTAAATTCTTAATTTCCATAAAACTTACTTTTTATATAAGTATAATAAAAATAAATTAAAGTAAATACTTATGCGTTAATCCAAGTTTGATCTACACTATTCCAATAAATAAGAGGATCACTTTCACTAAATGCTTCCCATCTTAAATTAGGTTCAGACCAATAAATTGCATATAATTCAGAAAGGTCAGCGTGAGAAGGCTTAACTGTAGGAGCCTGCCAATTAGCTATAACATCACTCCAAAGCCATGATGCATAAGGTTTAGGAGGAATAAATACATCTTTTTGAGGGTCATAAGTATAACCTATACTGGCGTAATTTCCTCTAAATGCTTTTGATTGATCCGCGGATAGTTGACCAGTTTCTGGATCATAGTGTTGGTTACTAAAGGTATTAAAAGAAGTTTGTTTCCAATTAGCGTGTCCATGAATATTTTCTTGGTATTGTCTACCTGTTTCTTCATCAAAAACTCCATTTTTCATACAATCAGAATCATTTACATGTTCTACTTGTAGAACAATATTATCCGTGTCTAATTTTGCGTAATGTGCCATTATTGATATTTATATCTGATTACAACTAAACCAGATCCTCCATTTCCTCCGCCACCGTTAGAGTCAACGTGAGATCCACCTCCACCGCTACCAGTATTAGTTGTTCCGTTTGTTGCTTTAGTTCCGTCATTAATAGGATTTGCTAGACCTCTACCGCCTCCACCAGAACCTCCATTGCCATAATAAGCAGTAGAGTTTTGTCTTGGATCACATCCTCCACCGCCTCCACCTGTTCTTGTAACACTAGGTCCACTAATGGTAGAAGTTCTTCCATTACCTCCATTACCGGCATGTGATCTTGGTGATAAAGGATAAGCTGATTGACCAGAAGCTGCAGCTCCACCGCCTCCGCCACCAGCACCTGATGTTCCTACTCCAATTCCTGATCCACCTGGATTACCTTGACCTGGAGTGCTTCCGCCTCCGCCACCTCCAGTACCTGATAAAGTTCCACCGCCTCCGCCACCAGAACCACCTGAACCTCCTGGTGCAGAACCTCCAATACTTCCGCCTCCGCCACCTCCAGTGGCTGGTAGACCTAAAGCAGAACTAGTTCCTCCAGCAGAACCTCTGCTTTCCATTCCTGCTCCACCGCCTCCGCCACCAATAGAAATTGGATAACTTGTAGCTGAAACTGGTTGACCTCCTGTAGCTGGATTTGGATAAGATTGTCTAAAACCACCAGCACCTCCACCTCCTGCTCTATCTCCGCCACCGCCTGCTCCGCCTGCAATAACTAGATAATCAACAGTTGTTGAACCTGCTGGGTTTCCTACTTGTGTAACTGTAAAAGTCCCTGGACCTGTGAATGTATGAATTTTGTAATCTCCAGAGTATGAAATAGAACCACCTGTAGCTGTAACAAAAACAGCGTTTTGTGCATTATAAAAATTAGAAAGAGATATTTGTCCAGAAGTAGGAATAGCTGAGTTGGCTGGTACGTTAGGTACTAATCCTCCTCCTCTGTAATATTCAGATATAGAATGAGGAGCGGTTCCTCCAAATTCATTTACAATGTCTGTAACACTAATGGTTGGGCCTGCTGGAACTGCCATGCGTTAGTCCCCCTTTTTTATTAAACTGTCTACTTTATTTTGTAACTCTTTGATTGCCTCTATTAATAATGGGACAAGTTTATCGTAATAAACAGTCATGTACTTAGAATCTATTGGTGCCGGAGCTATAATTTCTGGTAGTATTTTTTGAACTTCTTGAGCAGATACTCCAACTTCTTTTTTAACTTCATAACCTAAATCAACAGCTGTTTGATTAGCTTGATAGTAGAATCCATTTAAACTGCATACTTTTTCTAAAGCATTATCTATGTTACCTAATTTTGTTTTTAAACGATCATCAGAATAATAAGCTGTGATATTATTTGTTGCTCTAATTTCACCTGTAGTTCCTGATGCAGCTGTTCCAACTCCAAAAGAATCAAATTGAACATCACTTCCAGTTCCTACTCCTAAAGAAGTTCTAGCAGTGGCTCCTGATTCTGCAACCCAATTAGCACCGTCACCAACAATAATGTTTCCATCAGTAACTGCTAAACCTGCAATATCAGTAAGACCTGCGTCATAAGCTTGTACATCTGTTCCAACTACTTGACCAGCTAATTGATTAGAAATTTCTACGATATCAGTTCCATTTGAATAAACTAAAACTGCATTTTTTTCTGTAGCAGAAAAAGTAAATCCACTTCCAGATACTGTTTTAATTTCAACTGTAAACGCTCCACTAGTACCGTTAATTAATGAATATGTTTTTTCAATTCCATCTGGAACAGTTACAATTTGATTTCCTGTAATAGTCCCTGTAAATTTAATAACCGCATTTTTACCATCAGATATAATACCATTGGAAAAAGTTAAAGCTGTAGTTTGAGCACCACCTGCGATAGATACTTCTTCATATCCTGCAATGGCTTGTTGTAATATATTTAAATTGGTATTTGTGATGTCTCCCCAAAGACCTGACTTTTCGCCAGTAACCATGAGTTCTAGTTTTAAATCTGCTGAATAACTTGATGCCATTTTAACTCCTTAAAATTTTTATGCCGCTACTAATGTATATATAACTGACGTTCCTGTGTCAATTATTTCCCAATCGTTAGTTCCCACTGAGTTTAGACTAGCTGATATAGAAAGTCCAGTTAAATCAATATTGGCACTACCTGTTATAGTTACACTATTTTGTAAAACTGTCAAAGCATTTCCTGTGACATCTACAAATTTATTTAAATCTACTACTACACTATTTAAATTAGAAGATATTTCTTGACTTAATGGGAATACAGATTGAGATATAACAACACCTTCATTTCCTATAAAGGTAGTCATAGGGTTCTGAAATATTGGTATAGAAACACTTCCTCCAGCGGTTATTCCAACACTATTAACCAATGCACCTAGTTCTTGTCCGGTTACATTGACGTTACTGTTTGCAGTAATACTTTCATTACCTAAATCAGCGGTAATACTTAAACCAGTTACACTTATTAATGAATTAGCATCTAATACTGCTGTTCCTTCTGTAGCAGTTAATTCTATTCCTGTGACATTTGCATCAATACCTATAGACGCAGTCTCATTACCTAAAGTCGTAGATAAAGATAGGCCATTTAATATAACAGAATAATTTACTCCCCATGCCCAATTACCCCATGTCTCTCTACCCCATCCTGAACCAATTAAATATTGATCGTCAACAGTAACAGAACTTAAATTACCAGTCATTGAACCAAGACTAGATAAAGTTACCTCTCCTGTAATGTTGAAACTTACATCATTTAAAGTAGATGTGATCGGAAGACCTGTAGGAAATACAGTTGCTGCAATATCTTGAGTAACAGAATTTAAATTTCCTGTTAAAGAATTTCCAGTTACATTAGCATCAACGTCAAGAAACTGAGAAGTATTTCCTAATACAAAAGATAAAGACGCACCTGTAACATCGACTGAAACATCGGATTGCTCACCGAATGCATTCAGTCCCCAGGTTAATTCACCCCATGCATTGGCCATCGAAAAAACTCCTTAAAATTAACCGGAGATTCTAAGAATAGCTGCTGCGCTAGTGTCTGCTGGGAATACGATTGTGAAAGTTCCGTCAGTAGCTGTTTTGTCTGAACTAAAATCTAAAACGGCAACAGCTGCGTTAGCCACAGTTGCTGAAGTGTTATAGATTAAAGCACCTCTTGCAGTCAATGTAACACCTGTGAAAGATAAATCTGCAAAATCACAAAATGCAACACCACCAACAACAGAT